ATGAACGGTACTGACTTCCAGGCTGACGACACCATTACGATCGTCGCTGACGATTCGCGGCTGCAGACGCAGGTGGGCCTTCGCGCCGACGGCCGGATTAGCTCGACAAAATCCGCGGGCATGCTGTTGTTCGGTCCGTACGTCGAACTGGCGCCGGGCAGCTACGAGGTAGCGATTCAGGGTACCTTCGAAGGGCACGGCGGCCGCGCCGAGGTCGAGATCACCTCGGATTGCGGTGAGTATTCGCTCGCGAGCCGGCAGGTGCGCCGGCAGGAAAGCCCCGAGGCAATCACCACTGCCCGCTTTGCCACCGACAAGCCTTGCAAGTACGTTGAGATCCGCGTGTTCATCGACGGCACAGCCGACATTTCGATTTCGCGAATCACGATCGCGAAAGGAAAGTACGAAAAGCCGGTGATCGGCACGCGTCGGCGCATTTTCGATAACGGCGAAACTGTGGCGGATCTGACAACGATCGGATCGGATCGGTTGGTCATTACGTTCCAACCATACGGCTTCGCCGGGACTGATCGCCGCGGCTTCGGCGAGGACTTCATTCCGACGCTCGGGTGCGACGTCCTGTGCTTCAAGCCGAAACGCAACAACTGGTATCAGGACATTGCATTCGAAGATCTCAAGCACGAGATCGCCCCGAAGATTGCGCACTATCGAAACCGCATCGGCTACGGCTCGAGTATGGGTGCGTACGCCCTATTCTATTTCGCGACAGCACTGCGGATTCAGGAGATCGTAGCGCTAAGCCCGCAATATACCGTCGACCCTTCAATAGCGCCGTTCGAGGATCGATGGGTCGAAACGAAGTCGATCAACTTCCACCACTACTGGCAGGAAGACAGCAAGATCATGGCGTTCGTTTTCTACGATCCGCACGACAAGTCGGACAAGTGGCACGTCGAGAAGATCCGCGAAATGTTTCCGCACGGTCGCGATTTCCTGCTGCCCTTCTCGGGGCATCCGACCACGACAGCGCTCGCCGAATGCCGCCAGCTCAAAGTCTTCGTCGAGGATTTCCTGAAAAACAAACTCGCTGCTCCGCGAGAGCTTCGGGAGAAGATTCGCGAGTCGTGCGCGTTCACGTACGCTAGCCTGCTGATCGCGCGCGCCGCGCGGCGGGACGGCTTCATGTCGATCCGGCTGTTCCTGTTCTTCGCGACGCGGCACGCCGGCAACGCCAAATGGCTGCTCGACACGACTATCTTCACCGGCGACAAGTTCAAAGCGGCCGGCCGGGTATTCCACGCCTACCTGCTCGCGGCCGCGTACGCCATCGCGAAGAATCCGGACTTCGACCGGTCACGAATCAACGATGTCCGCTACATCGAAGCGCAGTTGCCTGAAAAGCTGCGGGAACACTTCAACGACTGGATTGCGGACTGGCGCCCTACCTTCCCGATGCCCCACGTGAAGATCCTGACGAAGGTAGGCGAAAGCGCTGATAACGTGATGCGCAGCACCGGCGCGCCCGGCATTTTGTTGTACGGCCCGTACGCAACCCTGCCAGCCGGGAAATTCGTCGTCAGGGTCACTGGCTCGTCGCAAGGGCCTGCGGGGGGCCTAGTTCGCATCATGACGAACTACGCAAAACGCGAACTCGCGCGGCACGACATCGCCCCGAATCAAGGCGACTTCTCGATCGAGCTGGCGTGCCAGTCGACCGAGGAATGCGTCGCAACCGAAGTGATCGTAGATGTTGCGGAAGGGGCCGACGTCACGATCAAGCAGCTCGACATCCAGGTCACCGAAATCCAACCGAATACGATCGGGCTGAATACCTCGCTGCTGATGTGAGCGTCAGCGCGCGACGGCCGTCAGCGCGTCGTAGTCGCGCTCGCACTGTTGGCCGGCGATACGCGCGGCGTCAGCGTACTCTGCCAGGTCGCCCGCGCGTTGGTCAGCGCGGCCGAGCACGTCGGCAAGCATATCGAGGGCGTCGCCGGCTGCCGGGCTTCCGGCGGTAGCGGCGGGATGGTGGGCGGCGGCGACGAGTTGGTCGACGCGCTGCTGCAGGCTGCCAGCGGCAGCGCGAGCAGCGAAAGCATCAGCCAGCGCGGCCGTGCGTTGTTGGTTCGCATCGTTGGCGATCTCCGATTGAGCCGCGGTGCGGCGTTGTTCCTCGGCACGCGCGGCGCTCACGGCCGCGATCTGAGCCTTCTGCGCGGCGGCCGTCATCGAGCGCACGCCGTCGGCATGCCCCTTGAAGTAGCAACCGCCAGCCGTGATCGCGAGCGCGACGATGAACGCCAGCCAGAGGCGCGGGTCGAGGATCATCATGCAGCCACCTCCCCGCCGGCCGCCTGGTACGCCGCCTGCAACCGCTCGATGTCGTTCTCGTGCTGGCCGTAGCCGGCGCCCGGCAAGCTGGCCCATACGTTCGACACCTTCGCGACCGCCTCACGGAAGCGCCCTGCATCGATCAGCGACAGCGCACCGTGCTCGCGCAGCTGCTGCAGCGCATACCGGTCCTGCGAGATCGGGCCGAAGTCGAGCAACTTCAACTGCGCCTGATAGATGCGCCACCAACGGAACAGGATCTGGTAGCGGCCGGCCGCCGTCGAGGGGACCGGGATCTGTCGGTTCAGCACGTTCGGATGCGCTGCGTAGCTGGAGAACAGCAGCGGGAGTGCCGGCGTCGAGCCGACGAGCACGTTGTACCCGTCGTCCGACTTCGCGAGTAGCGCTGCGCCGATCTCGCTCACCGCGATCATGTCAAGGAACGCGACGCGGTTTTTCCCGCCAGCCGCTGCTGTTTCAATGCGCGCCATGCTTGTGCTCCTTCGTCCACCAGTACGCCTTGCGCCCCATAACCCACAGGCACACGATCGCCGTGCCGACCGTCATCATGGTCTCGGGCAGGTCGATCACGGGCAGCATGCGGATCGGCTTCAGCACATTGACGGCGGCCGATATACCGACGATCGAGAAACCGACCGTGCCCCACCACCCTGTTGCGATCGCATCGGTGACGGCGATCCAGATGCAGAAGGCGAGAACGATGAGGTTTGCGAGAACGAAAATCGTGACCATCACGGACCTCCGAAGATGCGTCGTTTCAGGGCCCCGATGAAGTCTGCGTTGTTGATTTCTTTGAAAAGCTCTTTCGTAACCGCCAGCCCGAACAGGCCAACCAGGAAGCCGATCGCCTGCTGCGCGCCGCTGTCTGTGATGGCGAACCATGACACCGCGGCTGGGCCGCCGTAGTACGCGATCGCCGCGCCGGACAGGAACGACACTGCTTTCTGTCGTCCGCTCAAGCCGTCTCCGATGAAGCGCAGCGCGATCAACGAACCGACCGCCCCCGGAACGATCTTCACGAGCAGCGCGCCGGCAGCGGCTGCGAGGCTGGTAGTCGGTTCAGCCATTCGAGATCCTTGTCTGGTTAGCGGCGTTCATCCGATGTAGCGCCCGGAGAAGTAGCTCGTCGACGATCCACCACCGATCGTCGGGCTACCGCTGCTCGCACCGAGATTTACCCAGCACTCAACGTAGTCGCCGACGCTCAGTGCGGTCTGAATCTCGATGTCGACCGTGATCGTGTTCGATCCCGTATTCACGTTCGCGACCTTCCGACGAAGCAGCGAGCCGTTCCGGTAGATCGCGACCTGGTGCGTCGCCAATGACGTATTCGTTGCCGTCACTTCGACCGAAGCCATGAACTCGTGCACACCCGGCACGGCGCAGGTAAAACGTTGCTGTGCCGGATCGTAGGAATTGCCATTCTGGAAGTCGATGGCCGTCGCGTTGACCTTCGTCCATATTCCTGGCGAAACAGGCTGTGGCGCCGTGAGGTATGCGTTGAACACAGGATTCGACGGCGCGTCCGCGAAGCGCAGGCCAAACATGTTGCGCAGCGCGATCCCCGACTTACCACCGAGGAAGCTCGAGAACCCCACGGTCCCATCGGGATACGCGAAGGGCTTTACGCCATCGATCACGTTTCCGTTACCGGCAACTCCGTCGTAACCGACGGTCGTGCCCGGGTGATAAACGAATGTGCCGCCGTCCCACTTGTTGGCGTATCCATCCGGATTGTCGTTGCGCACGCAAGCCTTGTGGCATTCCTCGTAGTCGACACCGATGAAGCGGTTGCCCGCGACCGTACCGAACGGGTTCACGCCCTTCTGGATGTGAACGCCGTAATCCGCCCACGTGCCGGCACCGCCGATCCACGTGCAAAATTCGGCCGCATTCAACTGCCACGCGTCGCCCTTGCCACCGCCCGCCGCCACCACGTTGAAGAACAGCAGGCCGAGGACATACTCAAGCTGCGCAACCACGCACGCCGCCGAGAGATCATTGTTCCCGAGCCACACGTCGTTAAAGCGAACTGCATTGAACGGGTCGGTATGGTCGGTACGGCCGAGTTGAAGCAGCGTGCCGGGCAGGTTGCCGCGAATGCCGAGGTCTTCGATTTTTGTGTAGAAGCCGTCCGTCTGGTCGGATTTCGTCAGCATCACGGCGGGAGAAGTTTTCACAGCTGTGACGTCCAACATGGTCGCTTGCTGACCATCGCCATAAATCTTGATTCCGCGCGCGCCCAATCCCGCAAGATCCAACGAGATTTGCTGGAGAAACTTGTAGGTATTTCCCGGGATATAACCGCACAGGTTATTATCTTTGACGGCCTGAAACCATTTAGCCAGCGCATCGGAGTTGTCGTCGATGTTCGGCGATGCGCCGAAGTCAGTGATACTGATCACCTCGCGCAACTTGTCTTGTACGGTGCGCTTTACCGCGCCCACCCCAACTTGAATGAAACCGATCTGCGTAGCGCCGTCGGAACCCTCCAGTCCCTGTGACAATTCCGATACTTCCTCGTCCCAAATAAGCGCACCGTCTTTATCTTTCGTGACCTGCCGATATGCCCCGGTTCCGCAAATCGTGGCTTGCCCTCGCCCATCGAGCGTAATCGGGTTTTCATTCACGATTGTGCCGGCGAGATCAGCGTAGGTATCCTTGAATGTTTCCGTTCCCGGTTCGTAATAGAAGACCTTTCCGCCGACGAGCGGCCGCCCGTTCAGATCGATAAATTGGTTTTTCCCGTTAGGAAGGATTGTCGGCATGGTCTAAAATCTCGTCATCGAAAAGGTGAAGCGCATGGAAAAATTCTGGATCGGAATCATCGTCTCTGCGTCATGGACGTTCTTCCTCACGCTAGCGGCTCGCTGGTACAGCCGCCGCCCCAGCGACACCGGGCACGAACGGCAAAAGTTGATTCAACGAATCGAGCGAACGCCGCTGGACCGCCATTGGAAGCTCGCCGCCAAGCGCGGCCTGCGCCGCTCGTTCATTGACGAACTGATTGATCGAATTACGGGCAATGTTCAACCCCGGTAATTTCATCTTGTCCGCCAGCGAAGTCAGTGCGTTCAGCGCCATCGACGCGCCTGCGGCCGCAGTGTTCGAGTGATTCACTGCGGCGCCGGCCGGCTCGGCCTGCACGTTTGCCGCCACCCGTCCGATCTGCCGAAGCTGCGCCGCCTGCTGCGGACCGAACAGCGCGTTCAGCTTCACATTGCCGATCGAGTTCAACGCCTTGTTGAACGCTGCCTGCGAGAACGTCCCAATCTCGTCGCTCGCCCCTCCCAGCGCCTTGCTCTTCAGATATTCGAGTGCCTGCATCTGCAGCGCGCGGCCCTGGTCGGGAACCATCCCCATCAGCGAATTAACGTCGTCGGCGGTGCCATTGAGCACGTACCGGTTGAAGAAGTTGTCGGGCACGGCTCGACCGCTCACGATCGCCTTCAGTGCCGGCGTCGAATCGATCGTGCCGAACCGGGCTGCGGCAGCATCGCGCGCGCGGTTGAATGCGGCGATCGCCTCGGCTCCCTGCGCCGCTTCACCGCCGAGCAACGGCTCGGTGTTGTCGAGTGCATCGCGCACGATGCCGAGCGCGCGAACGATATTCCCGTTCTTCCCGTCGTTGTCCGCGATCCCCTGCGAGAGGATCGTTTTGAATTGCTCGGCCGTGCTGACGTTGAGAGGCGTTTCGCCGCTTGCGAACCGATCGAGCTGGCGGTCGATCGCGCCGGGCAGATGAAGGTCACGCATCTGTTCTGCCAGTTGCTGCCGAGCCGTCGTCACGAACTGCTCGTTATCGAGCGGAATTTCATTGCCGTTGATCGCGTGAGCCTGCGCGTACATGCCGGCGACGCGTGCCTGTGACGCCGTATCCTCGCGCGCGAGAGCGTCCATCAGCTGTCGGCCAGTTTGGTATTCACCGAGTGCCTCATTGGCGCCTTGGCGGTTCAGGGAGTCGATCAGTGCGGTGTTTTGGTCCGCATACCGTTGCATCAGCGGCTCGCCGGCGCCCTGGATGCCGCGCAGATTGCGTTCGGTCGTGAACTGCCGGGGATCGCGCGTCACCTGCCCGAGCGTCAGCCCATTTTGGGGGCCTAGCACGGCCGTTCCCTCGGCTTGCCGAAGCGCGGCTGCTGGATCGAGAGTTCGGTTGGTTGCAAGCGCGTCGGTCACCCGCGAGCGCACGTTGTTCAGGATGCTGTCCGGAATCACCGAAAGATCGATGCCCTGCTCTTGCGCGGCCTGCCGGATCACCGCGTCGGCGTTTTGCGACGCTGCGGCTTGAGTCGACGGCAGCCGCGCGCCGACGCTCGACATCACGCGGCTGACGCCGGTTGCGAGGCGATCGGCAATGGCACCAAGAGCGGACCCTGCAGCACCGCCGACTGCACCGCCCAGCGCACCGGCGCCGGCGCGTTCCGCCAACGTGCCAATCGTGTCGCCCTGATGCATTGGCTGCGCCGCGCCGGTCACGGCGCCTGCGACTGCGCCGCGCCCGACCATCCCCGCGAGCGAGCGAGCGCCGCCGACGATCGGGCCGCCGATCAGGTTCACCGGATTTGCAATCGCACCGCCAATCTCGCCGGCGATCTGCTCGGTCTTGTTCGCTGGCGCGGGCGTCACCGCGTCGACACCGCGCTTGATCAGCGTGTCGACGTCCTGCAGCTGCGGATCGTGCCCGAACGCGCCGCCGACGGCATTGATCGCAGCGTTCACAGGGTTGGCGACCAGGCCAACCGCATCGGCAACACCATGCCCGGCAGCGCGCGCCGCCAGGCCGAGTTGGCGCCCGAGATTGTCGACGGTCCACGACGACGGTTGCGGCGCGGCCGCCGGGCCCTTCCCGCGCGCCGCCAGTGCGGCGAGCAGGTCGTCATCGCTGATGCCGGCCAATTCTTGGGGCGTTGCAGCATTCGCAGTACCCGAGATTGCAGTCGCGACCGCATTCCCAACGCGGGACAGCATGCTCGGCTGCGGGGTGGGTTGCGGAACTGCCTGGGGCGCCTGCGCGCGCTGCACGGTCTGCATTGCGCCCAGCAGCTTCCCGACGTACTGCGGATCCTCCGCATATCCGGCCGCCTTCAATGCCGACGCATAGCGGTTCATATCGGCGCCTGCGCCGACGGCGGCCGGATATCTCCGCGCGATCAGGCTGGCATAGTCCGATGCGAAATCACTCGGGCTCGCATATGCGCGATACGCGTCCGTGCTGCCCGTCATGTTGTCACGCGCCGATACGCCGGCGCCCGACAGATCCTTGATGTTGCCGAGATTATTCGTGCCCGGGACCACGGACTTGCCCCACCCGGTTTCATGTCCCCACTGCGCGAGCAGCACGTTTCGATCGACGCCGAGCTTCTGCCCGACGGCGTCGGCGATGCCGCCATACTGCGCGGCGAACGACGACGGCGAGTAGGACGTCGGTTTGATGGACCCGATCAGCTGGTCGTCAGACAATGCGCTCAGATCGGCCATTTCAGTACCCCATCGCCTTCAGTCGAGCAGCGAGCTGCGGATTGGCCGCGGCCCGCCGACGCAGTTCAGCGAGCGCGGCATCTGGTGCCGCAGCCGCCGGTGCGGGCGTGGGCTGCATGGCCTCCTGCTGCGTCGCCGCCGGCGCGCCGGGGCGCGGCTGGCTCGCATAGTCCTGGTTCGCATTCGACACAATGGACGGAATCAGTCCAGCGCCCGGGCCGGCCTGCGCCTTCAGAGCCTCGATCGCGAGATCTCGCGCTCGCGCCTTCTGCTCAATCGTGGCCGGCGAGTCGCCGGTCTGCGGAAAGTATTTCTTGTCCTCGTTCACGAACTCGGAATCGGCGATCGCCGCACCCGATTCCTTCCGCAGAATCGCACTGACGAAGTTGCGCTTCGCCTGCTCATACGACTGCTGCCGGTCGCTGTTCAGCCAATTCGTTGCGCCGCCAAGTGCACCGCCGATCACCGGCATGCCGCTCGCGGCACGGTAGACGGGGTTCGTATTCGTCGTGCCGGCCGCCTCGAGCTGCCGAAGCATGTTCTGCGCATCGAGCGCGCGCGCACCGAACGCGACGGCGTTCGACTGCTCGCCCGTCAGGTTGCCTACCGACGTGGCGATCGGCTTGCCATCGGCGCCCAACACTGGTGTCGACTGTCCGGTAAGCTTGTTGACGACGACACCGTTCTTCGGGTCGTAATCGAGCGCGCGCATGTTCTGCGCACGCGTCTCGATCCCTTCGCTCGCAAGGTTGTGCCGCTGCGTCTCGCCGAATTGCGCCTGCGCGAGCTGCTGGTCGATCGCCTTGCTGTGCTGGTCAAGCTGCTGCATGACCGTGAGCGCCTCGCGCTGCTTGTTCGCGATGAGGCTCGGATCGTAGACGGCCGGCATGCTCGCGACCGACTCAGGTCCGAGGTGATTCACAGCCCACTGGCGAGCGAGGTCATAGCTCGCTTGATCCGTGACGCCGTTGAGGACCTGGCCGACCGCCCCGAGTTTCTGAAGCGCACCATCAACACTGGCCTTCTGCTGTGCCAGCTGCGCCGAGCTCGTTTCCGCCAGCGACTTCGCGAGAGCCGGTACGGCCGCACCATAACCGCTCGCCGCGACGTTATTGACGATCCCGCTCGTGTTGAGCGATCCATCCGCATTTACCGAGCCAGGCGCCTTGAATGCGGCGTTGAGCGCCTGCGCTTGGTCGACCTCACGTTGCTTATCCTGAATCGCGAGGTCGTACAGTTGGTTCTGGCGCTGCGCGCCCTGCAGCGCGGCGGCCTGCGCATATGTCGTCAGCGGATTCTGAATCTGAACCGGCTGAACTTGAAGGGCGATGCTGGGGTCGAGGGCCATAATCAGCTCGGCATCTGGAAGTTGTACGGGTTGTTACCGATGTTGTAGCCCGACGCACTCGATGCGCTCGGCGCGCCGTAAAGCGTCGATCCGCCCGATGTTGCTGCTGCTGTCGGAAACAGCTTGTTCAGCATGTAGCCGCTTTGCAGGCTATTCACGGCACCGGAAATGCCGCTGTTCAGCGCGTTCGACGCGCCGACGGTACCCGCAGCAGTCGCAGCGGCTCCTGACGTAATTGCGTTCGCGACGTTGCCAGCCGCCTGCGCGCCCATTGCACCTGTCATAGCCGATGCATTCTGGCCGTTCCCAACGATGCCGAGCAGGCGATTCACCGCATCGCTGGCGATCCCATAGTTCGTGCCGAAATTGCTCAGCGCATTGCCGCGGTTGGTGTTGTAGGTCGACAGGCTGCGATTGAACGTGTCGCCATAGGTAGCGTCGGCGAGCCCCGTCGCGTAACTCTCCGCCCCTTTGATCGCCGCCCCCGACGCACCGAGCCCGCGCGCCGAAGCGCTGTTCTGGGCGGCCTTCAGTCCCTGGTCGAGCGTGAACTGGTATCCCGGCGTCGCCGCAGCTTCAGCAGCCGTCGGCGCCTTGAAATCCCCATACGCGAATGTCGACGTGAGGAGCGGATTCTGGAGAGCCGTCTTCAGTTGCGGAATGAAGCTCGACCCCAGATCGCGGTACGGCGCAAGGTCGTCGCGCGTTTGCTGGTACTGCTTCCACGTCAGATCGGCCGCACGACTCGACGCGTCTGCTTGCGTCTGAGCAGCATCTTCAGCCGAATTCCCGCCGATCACGCCGCCGATAATCGATGCAGCGCCGCCGATCATGCTGCCGACATCTTCGAAGCGGCCGCTCGCGGGACCACCAAACGGATCACCTATCGGGTGCTCAATCATCCATGCGCGGTATCTCATACCGTTGCCTCACAGATCATGTGTACCACTCCGCCAACCTCGGATGTCCGGCGAAACCCGAGGCGCGAACAGAAATTCAGGCCGGCAGCATTCGAAGCCCTAACGGTCGTTTCCGCACGTCCATGGCGCGCGATGACGCCGCCAAGCTCCTGCCGGATGAACGAACGGGAGGCCCATACCCGACGGCCAGCCGGCAACACCGCGATGTGGATTTCCGGACCGTCGATTGCCACAACACCGACGATATCGGCATCGACCAAAACCGGACGCAGATCGAAACGCGCGAGCGTCGCGACGACGACGCTGCCATCAACAGGAAGCTGCTCGCGCAGCACGTCCAGAACGATTCCCTCGAGGCGCGCGCGATCGCTCACGATGCCGTCGCCTCCGCACCGGTGATCGTCAGCGTCACCCCGTTGCCATCGGCGTACAGCGAGGACGGATTGACGACCTTCGTATTGATCACGTCCGCCACGCTCAGCGGACTCGTGGCAGGTACCGACACGCGATGGATGCGCGTAGCATCGTTCGCCGTCCCTCCGTTTGGCACGAGATAGAAATTGACCGTCACCGCGGCTGCCGTGGGGTTCCAGAGGTTCACGGTATGCGCAGCACCTTGAAGCGCCGCCCCGGGCGCATACACGGCCGCTGGGGATGCCGTCAGAACGGCCTGGCAGAGAGTTTTCCAATTCACGCTCATTTGCGAGCCTCGATGAGTTTTCGAATGTCGTCCGACACACGCGGGGGAGCGATCACGGGTTCGGGAAGGGTTGTCGCGGTGCGCGACGGCGCCGGTACCGGATCAGGAAGAGTCTGCGGCGTGCGATAAACAGTCGGTACCGGCATGCTCATAATCGCCTTCTCGAGCGTCGCTACACGCTGCAGAAGCACCGCAATTGCCGCGGTGCTCGCATGCGCATTGAGCAACATTTCTAGGTCATCGACCTTTGCCTTGAGCGCGCTGGTATCGACGCCTGGCGCCCCACCGGTGCGCTCGTACTGCTTCATGATGAATTCGAGCCATGGGCGAGTCCACCGGCCCGCCGAATCGAGTGGCAACACACCGTCAGGTGGGAACGCGGACTGCATATCGAGCTTCTTCGCCATCATGCCTCCGCGTCAGCCTTCAGATAGAAGCCATTGAGGGCCGTCTTCACCTTCGCGGACCACGACAACTCGAAAATGCGGCCAAGACCCTTGTCGCTCCCGAGAGCATTGAACTGAGCCCGCCGACCGTTCTGACCGCGCGCTCCTAATCCACGAGATATCGGATTTCCCCACGTCTTGCCTCGGGTGTCAGACCATCTCAGGCGCACCTGTGGCTCGGGATCGTTCGCGCCAGCCTCCCCGACTTCCATATCGGCAATGAAGCGGTCGTACGTGATGAAATCGCCGCTATTCGAGATCACCGGCCATGACCGGACGTGCAGAATCTCGTCGCCAGCATCGTCGAATGCGTCGAGCGACAGCTCATAGAGATTGCCGTTCTCCCAGTCGCCGACAAGCTGCATGCCGCGCCATTGCGCGAAGCAGCTGCCACGGTGCCGGTGAAGTTTGCCGGCGTCGTCCATCCACAGGCGCTCGTGCCATTGCTTAGTCGACAGGTCATAGCACCAAGTCTTGTCGGCCGTCGGGAACGTCAGCACATAGAAAATGTGCCCGTCCGCCTGATGCGTGTATGCGATGGCATCATCGAGACGCGGGTATGTGCGCAACTCCTCCGTCAGGGCAGGCGTCGAAATCATCAGCGCGCTCATCTGATCGCTGCGGAACACAATGCCTTCGCCCTTCTCACCTGCACCCAGCCAGTACACCGACGTATCCGCCGAGGCAATTGATGCGGCCGATTTGCACCCGTATTCAATGAACGTCCCCGGATACCGGGCGAATGCAAAATCGGAAGCGCCGGCGTTGTACCAGACCTCGGTGGTCTGCTCACCGAATACCCAGATCGTGCGGTTCGCAACCTCGACCGCGACCGTCTTGTCGGATGAACCGTTCTTCGCCGCGATGTCGAGCGGATCGAACGTCTCCGCGAGCGCGCCGCTCGCATAAAATTGACGGGTTCCCGGTTGGTTAAACAGCAGGAAGTCGTCGATCAAGGCGACCCGGTTCGATCCATAAAACGCGGCACCAGTAATTCGGCTGAAGGCCTGGTTCGACAAATCGAGCTGATAGCCCGCTGGCGAACCATCGACGATCACAAGAAACAGGCTGTTGTCGCGCATGCTCACCGGGCCAGAAGAGGTCTGAAGAGAGCCACGCTCTGTGAACTTCCAGTCCGAGGTGATCGAGTACAACTTCGATGCAACGACCGCATACAGCTGGCCGTTCGAAGCGGTATAGAGCCCACGAAATCCATGCAGTGGCGCAACGCCACGCCGAATCAGCCCCGGCGTCGGGTAATGCGTCACTGGAAATTCTGAATCGGCCGGGTTCTGTTCGGCATAGAGATTCACGCAGCGCTGGTTCGCCGCGATGACGCTACGCGCCTGATAAGCGCCGGTGGTGAGCGCGCCCTTCATTCCAGCCACCCTCGGCCGTACCGCCAACCATAATCGCTGCCGCCGGGCCAGCCGCACCGGCGGTCGTTGTGCACGACCATGACGCCGTGCGCGAGCGTGGTGCGCTTTCCGGTCGCGTCGTCCATATAAATCCGATACGGCTGGCGGCCGCATGCGTCCTTCGTGTTGTCCGCCACGAACACGAATGCCGATTCCGGCGCGCCCGGCGCCACGATCGCGAGCGGCGGATACACACATTCGGCAACCTTCAGCATCAGCGTGTAGCCGGTAAGGTCGACCGGATCGACAGAGTCCTCGGAATCGGCCTGATAGACGTCGAGCAGCACGCGGAAGTCATCCCCCGCAGCGACCGCGAAATCGCGTTCCTGCGCGGGTTGATCCAGTGCTACTGCAAATTTCACGTCCATCAGAAATACTCCTGTTTGACTGGCTCACCCGAGGTCGGCGCCTTCGTCAGCGCGGTAATTTCGCGCTCGCCCCACGTCCACCACATCGGATCAGCCGGCTTGCCGAACTCCGGCGCCGTGAGGAACGACGCCATCAGCACATACGGTTCCTCTGCCCCTTCCGGGATCGTCTGGATCGTCCAGCGAACCCGGTCATCCTTGCGCACCGAGGCATGCACGGCGCGCAGCTTCTGCTTAGCGACCAGCAGATCCTCGGCGTCGGCTGTTTGCCCCGTCCCGAGTACCCTGATCTTCTTCAGCACCCGGTTTGCCAGGTCCGTTTGCGTCACTGCCATCGGTATCCCCTTGCGCGGCCGGAACCGCATTCGCGAGCGCCGCTTCGAGCTCAGCGATACGCGCCTGTGCCTCGATCAGCTCGGCGCCGAGCGCCGCATATGCCTCGAGCAGATCGCCGTGCTCGGTCCGGAACGCAGCATGCGCATCGGCCAACTCGCTGTGCGACTTCTCGAGCATCCCGTGCGTCATGGCATCGATCATCGGCGTCGGCGATGCTGATGCGTGCACGACGATTGCGGCCCGCTCGACACCTTCCACCTCGAAGTGCGGGTTCGCGAGCAGCTTGTGCGCCGGTGCGTCGTCCATATCGACCCATTCGCCCAGCGGCAGTGCGACGCCTGCGAAATGCGTTCCGCGCCGATGCTCCTCGCCGCGCGGATCGCCGATAAATTTCACCTTCGCCATGTCAACCCCTTCAGGTTTGGGGCGACCACTTCGGCCGCCCGAGTGCCGCTTACGCGTTCGGCGGCAGGAAGAACACGTGCAGCGTCACCGTGCCCGTCGTCGCCCCGGTCGCGGGCGCCGCGCGCACGTTCACGTCGATCGTGTCGTCCTGCGTCAGCGTCAACGGCTGAGCAGTAGCCGCGGATGCGCGCGCAACGCCCCCAGCCTGCGCGACGGTCGATGCGGCGATGAAGTGCTGCACATCGTCGCCGGTGCCGACGTCGAGCGTGATCGTCGGCGTGCCGTTCGTGTCGAGATCGCTCGTCACGAGCATCACATCGACGACGGTCGAGCCCTTCGACAGCAGCGGCCCCTGCAGGACATCGTTCAGCGCGAGCGCGGCGGTCAGCGCGTATTGCGCCGTTGCGCATTTCAGGTTCGACGCCTCGCCGAGCCCTACCTTCGTATTCGATCGCCCGGCCAGCGGGCTCATCAGTTTGGTTGCCATGTCGTTCCCCTATCCGTTCAGGAGGAAGCGCCGCCCAGGCAGCGCCATCCAGATGCGATCAGCGCGCTATGCGTCGGCGACAGCCGCGGCGTAGACCGTGACCAGGCCGTGCTGTACGAGGTCGGCCGTGTCGTCGGGGCCCTTGCCGAACAGCAGCTTTTCGATGCCGCGAATTTCCTGCACGCCGACGCCGGTCCTGAAACCGTAGTCGCGCACGTCCGTCGTCGACTTCGTACGCTGCGCCCATGCGACACCAACCGCCTGTGCGCCGCAGAGGAAGTTCGCACCGACATCGATACCACCGGCGCCGACGCCGCTGAGCACGGGGATTTCCGGGATTTCGCGGATGATCACGCCGTCCCACACCAGCGAACCGCCGGTGAACAGGGGGTTGCTGTTCATGCCGCTGCCTTCGCGTGCGCGCGCTTCGCGGTTGGCCTGCTGCATCGCCGGATCCTTGCTGAGATCGCGGAATGCGAGCGAGTTCGCGAACATCACATACCACTCCTCGTCCTCGTTCAGCCGGATCGGCTTGATCGCGGGCGACGCGAGCTGCGCGCGGCGCTTCGCCAGGCTGATCACGTCGGTGGTCAGCTTGTCGGCGGTGTTGTCGATGTTCGCCAGCGATGCGGAGTGGTCGTTGCCGCTGTTGTTGCCGACGGCCGCACCGAACAGCACGCGGTCGGCGTTGTCGACCAGCCACGCATCCTTCTGAACTTCCGTAGCCGCGGCGTACAGCACGCCATTGATCGAATACAGCGCGTCGATCGTCTGGTTGCGCATCTTTTCCATCGCCCACAGCTTCAGTGCGGTCTTGCCGGCGTTGCGCAGGTCGATCGCCGACTTCTGGTCATCCCAGTCGGTGACGACGACGGCGTTCCGGACCGGGTTGACGGTGACGGCCATCGAGCGCGAGTCGAGTTCTTCTTCGTTGCCCTCGAGCACCTGATTGCCGGTGACGCCCTGGCCGTGAAGCTTGCGGACGTTCGCGAACGTGACGCGATCGCCCGGCTTGCGGGTCAGGTCGTCCTTCAGCTGGATGATCGAGTTTTCGTCCGTGCCCATATAGCGCAGGAAGCGCGACTGGCGAACGTATTCCATAAAGAACTGGTCGTCCCATTGCTGGGGGGTAAGCCCTGCGCGGGCAGTCGTTTCAGCCATTTTTCAGCCTCATCGTTTCAGAATGTCAGTGAGCGCGGTCGGGCCCGTCCACGCCGTCGCGGTGCGCGGCGCGGCGGATCGTGCCGTCGCAAGGGATTTCGGAATCACGGGAGCTGCCGGCGCGGCCGCAGCAGCGGCAGGGTGTGCGGCGGGTGCTGCGCCCTGCTGCTGCAGCTCGGCGAGGATCTCGTCGCGAACCTTCTGGCGGTATGCCGCCGGATCGCTCCCGATCTCGCTCATCGCCTGAATCCGCTTCGCCTGGTCGAACATGAATTGCCACGGGTGCCGCTGTTGAGCCAGCTGCGCACCGAGCGCGGGGTTTTCTTGCACGGCCTTCTGGAACACCTCGAGCGCGGCGTCGACGTCGGCATCGCCGTGTTGCTGGCGGACCATCATTTCCGACATGTTCATGCGCTCATTCAACAGTGCGCTCTCGTAGGTCAGCGTCGTCGGTGCCGGTTGCTGCTGTTGCTGGCTCGGCTGCTGCTGACCCTGCGATGCGCGCAGGTGCTTCAGTTCTTCCTCGAAGCGGATCGCCTTTTCCTTCCAGTCCTGGCGGCCCTTACGTTCTTCCTCCAGCGCTTTCAACGGGACCATCTGGCCCGGTTCGGATGCCGGCGGCGCATCGGTTTGCACAGCCGCACCAGCATCGCCAGCGACATCAGCCGGCGGCGTCTGGTCGGTCGGCTCGCCCGTGCGAGGTTGATCGCCGTCAGCCGGCGCGGCGACTTGCGGCTGCTGCGCATCGCTCGGCGGCGTATCGGCGGATTCCCCGCTCAGAACCTGATCCAAACTCGTTCCCATATTCAGCTCTCCAACACGCCCGATTCGACCCGGCGGCAGTCATAACGCCCGTATCCCCGGCGGCAGGTCATGCAAAATCCGTAACCATCGGCGGCCGCTGCGCGTCGGCGATGTTGCGCACGGCCTCCGTTTGAATTCGTCCCGTCTCCGCGTCGAGCTTGCGGATCTTCGCGGCCTGCTCGAGCTGGTCGAGCGTCGACGGGCTTTCGGGCGCCGCCAGCGCGCTTCCGCTCGGCTGACCCGCCTCGATCATCGTGCGCTGCGCCTCGGCGTTAGCCTTGTTGGCCTGCGCGGTCGTCTTCTGCACGTTCGCCTGCTGCTGTGCCATGCCGAGCTGCTGAGCCTGCTGTTGACCCTGCGCACGCGCAGCGCGGCCTTGCTCGAGCTTCTCGAGCAGCTCGTCTTTGTTGCGAAGCTGGGACGCCGCGATGAGCACCTCAGGCGGAATCGGGTCGCCGGCCTGCGCGAGCGCGGGCGCGAGCTGTGCCAGCATCTGGAACTGCTCGGCCTGCACGTTCGCGACGTCCGGGCCTTCCTCGATCGTGATGTCGACGTCGAGGCCGCCGATGTCGTTGTCGACGCGCACGACCTGATTCAGGCGCGGGTCGCCGGTTTGCAGGCCCATCTGCTGCGCAAGCGCCTGCGCTTCCTCGGGCGGCAGTTCGCCGAGCGCGTCGGCAAGCGTCACCTGGCGGTTCAGCCCTACCCAGCGCGTGTTCTTCTCGTCGTCGGTGACGCGGATCCACTTCTCGCTCGTCCAGAACTGGCGGATGCGCAGCCACGTCGCTTCGTAGACCTGCTTCGTCCACTGGCGAAGGTCGTCGATGATCGGCTCGACCTCGATTGCACCGCCGGCCTGCTGCGCCTGGATCGCGCGGCCCGACTGAATGCGCGGATCCTTGCCGGCCATTGCGGCATTCGGGCCGCTCGCCTGAAGTTCGGCCGTCGCGTGCTGCATCAGCTGCATCTGCGACGCCGCCATGTCGCCGGTCGGGAGAATGCCGAAGTCCTCGCCGAACTTGCCGGCGGCCTGCACTTCGAGGTGCCCGTCGGGGCGTGCGAGCTGGCGCTTCGCCGCGTCGACGTCGTTGATCGCCTGCGAATTGCCGAACGTCTGCCGCACGGACATGAGGTGCAGCGCCTTCGACCGGCGCTTGTTCACCTCGTCCTGCAGCGAGATCATGTCGCGCACGTGCCCATAGCGCTGGTTCTCGCGGTCCACGTAGGCAGAGCGCAGAATCAGCGAGCATGCCGGTTTGCCGTCGCGGCCGATGTACGGCGACGGCATCGGGTCGGTGAGATAGCCGCCCTTCGTGAACGTCGCGATGAACCAGACCCCGTCCTGAATCCAGTGGCATTGCACGACGCGCACGCGCGTGCGCCGGTTGTCGGCCCAGCGCAGATATTTCGGTCGGTCGTCGTACGTATCGGAGATCGATACCGACGAGAGCGTGTACTCGATCTCTTCCTGTCGGTCCGGGAATGTATCGAGCGCCTCGTCGCGGTCCATCCAGATCACGACGCCGAGATAACGCGCGTCGCTGAAATCCTTCTGCCGGCTATACGGATCAAACCAGATGCGATCCCAGGGAATTCGCGTGATGTCGACGTCGTAGCCTTCCGGGCCTTCGACGACCGTCACGTCGGCGCCGCCGTAACCTTCGATCAGCATGTCTTCGTAGACGTCCGAGCGCGTCACGTCGAAGTCGTTCTGGTCGGCCACGTAGCGGAGCGAATCCGTCGCGGCCTCGGCGAGCTGGTCTTCGTGTGGCGTGCGCGGAAACGCCTTCGGGTCGCTGCGCATCCGGCGCTCGAAGCCGCGGAGGTATTCGACCTTGCGCTTGACGTAGTTGACGGTGAGCGCCGGCTGGCCACGCTTAGCCAGCGTGTCGAGCTCGGCGCGCGTCCATTGCTTCGCGTCGTAGTAGTCGCGATCACGCTCGGAGAGTTTCCGCGCGTCGTACGTCATGTCTTCGGCTTCTTCGAAGCGGCGACAGAGCACCGACACGTCCGGCACGCGATATTCCTGAACCTCGACCATTGCGACCGGAGCGGCCATCATGCTGTCCGCCATGACCCCTCCGCGTCGCTGTCGAGCTTGTTGAACGCGCGATCCCAGCGATCGACCGGTTTCGTATCGGCCTTCACCGGCACGACGGCCGGATGCGCGTCGGCGATCGCGCGACCGATCAAGCTGCCCGCGTCGACCTCGTCATCGTTCTTCCCGCTCGGGAACTTCACGTACTGCTCGATCACGTCGTCGCCTTCCGGCCCCTCCGGGATCCAGACGCAGCCGCTGGAGGCCAGCCCTTGAAACGCCTGGGCCTTCACCGGCTTGTCCGCGCCGTGCGGCGTGATCGGCTCGATGCGGACGAATTGCTTCTCCATGCGCATCGCGGCCGTGACGAAGCCTGCGACCGACTTCCAGTTGTTGTCGTCCTCGGGGAACCACGCGAACGGGCGGTACTTCCGCACGAGACCCGTGCGGCGATCCACCGACTCAACTTCGCGGCGCTTCGCGGCTTCCACGTTGCCGACGACCTCGGCCGTCAGCTTGTCCATCGTGATCTGCTTGCGGAAGCCGTCCACGAGGTAGACATTGCTGAGCGCATCGACGCCCCACACGCGCACACATGCGAAGTCGGATGTGCTCTGGCCTGCCGGTGCATGGTCGCTCGTGATGTAGTAGTTCAGCTTCGTCGGCAGGCTGCCCGGCCGATAACGCCGGAACCAGCCGCGCTGGAAGAACGTGCCTTCCGCCGGCGCCGGCTTCTGCTGATACAGCGACGACCAGGTGCGCGGGTTCTTCTTGAAAGGCTCCCAGTGCGCGAGGCTGAACCATTCCGGCCACAGCGTCTCGCCGATTTGGCGGCCGAGCGGATCGTCGAGACGGTCAGCGATCGCCGGCAGGCAGATGACGTACCAGCGCCGGCCGTCGCGGCCGTCGATCCATCCTGATTCGCCGTCCCAACCTTCCGGCAAGATGCGGCCCGCGACGTCGTCCTCGTGCCAACGCGTCTGGATGAGAACCTGCGGCGCGCCCGGGATCAGGCGCGAGCAGAAGTCGTCGACATACGCTTCCCATGTCCGCTTGCGGATCGTTTCGGATTCCGCCTCGGCCCGGCCGGCGATCGGGTCGTCGAGCACGCCGAGCGCGCCGCGGTTGCCGGTCAGGCCGGACAGCAGGCCGCCGGCCATGAATTCCGAGCCGTTCGTCAGCGTCCACTGGTGCGCCGCGCGGTTGTCGCCCATCAGGCCGACGTCGATCAGGCGCGCGAACGAATCCGATCGGACGAGCTGGCGCGCGCGGCGCCCCTGCTTCATCGCGATCTCGGTGGCGTAACTGGCGAGGATGACGTTTCGGCGCACCTTGCGCGCCATGAACCACGGGATGAAGACGATGTCGCTGTATGTGCTCTTCGCCGAGCCCGGCGGCATCAGCACCATGAGGTTCGGGATCGTGCCGTCGTCGATACCCTGCAGCTTCTCGCAGAGCAGTTGGTGATGCGCGGCGAGCGAGCCGAGGCGCATCACGGAGAAGCGATCCTCGTCCTCGGCGTCGGTGAGCGGAACGGTCGGAATGTCTACCAGACAGGCGAAGTCAGGAAGGCTGCGGCGGGCGAGTTCGCGCCGAGCTGCCTGTACGTCTGCGATGGTGAAGTCCCGTGCGCCCATTCAGATCTTGATCGATGCCAGTATGCGGAGTTGTTCGGTCGTCAGCTTGCTCATGTCGACGGTGCTATTCACTTCGATCGGGCCACCGTCCGGCCCGGAAATTTCGCCCTTCACACGCTCGACGCTCCAGCCCATGATCTTGGCGATGCTGTCGAGCGCCGCGCGTTTGTCCGCCCACTTCACCTTGCTCGTCACGCCGATCTGAAAGCGATCCTTGCCGCTCCCGTCGAATTCTTCGAGTACTTCGAACGCAGCAAGCGAAGCGGCCGCGTCGTCATCGAGTTCCGGCACGCGCTTCAGCGTGCCGTCCGCGTTGAAGAAGTTGCGCGGGTCCGCAAACGCAAGTCGCGCGTACTCCAACATGACGCGTTCCCTCGTGATCTCGAACTTCGCCGAGAGTCTTTCCCGCGCAGCGGCAATCGCCTGCTGTACCTGCACATTCTTTAACAGCCGCGACCCCTGACTCGCCGCCGTCTTCGCGCTGTATCCCGCGCGAATCGCTGCTTGCGTGCCGTTCAGGTCGCGAAGGTATTCGTTGACGAACCGCGCTGCCTTCGGGGAGAGGTCTTTCTTAGCAGCCATGGTCCCGACAGACGTTCGAATGCAATTCGTTAGGCATGTGAAGTATCCGACAAAGTGCTAGACGAAATCTTGGCTAAATAGCGTTTTACGTAGACGAGATTTCAGCTAAATTGCGTTGGAAGTAGCCGATATCTCGGCTAGCTCGATGGGACGCTCGAGCATCGTCGGTGCTTCGATCGGATCGCGGCCGGTTTTCACCGACCATGCGATCAGCAGAAGCGAGCCGACGGAATGCGACGGCTCGACGCCGTCACGGTAGCTCTGCAGTGAGCTGCGCGGGATTCGCGTTGTCATCGACAGCTTGTACAGCGATGAGCCGCCATGACACAGGTCGGCGAGGACGCGGAACCAGTCGATTCGCAGATCAATCATGGCGGCATGCATCGCGGTCGCTCCTGTCAGAGCGCTTCGCGCAGCTGGCGCGCGACATCGAGCAGCTCGTCGCGGGCATCATGCTCGAGTGCGGTCAATTTCCCTTCGAGCAGCGACATCCAACGATGTGCGGCCGGCGGTTCACCCGGTGCATGTGAACGTTCGATGGGAGCGAAGATCATATGCACGTCCGTGACGATGCCGTCCTTCTTGATCTCGCGAACGCGCAGGACATAATCGACGCCGACTTCCGGAACGCGCCCACTGAACCAACGACGAAGCACGTCTTCGTCGTCAACCTGGACGCAAATCACCGAATAACTCGGTTCGCTGGCCACCACGCTGGCACTACCCCCCGCGATACCAGCATCGACGGAGTCCGCGGCATTCGACGTCAACGTCGCAATCGCAGCCGACGCGGCGGCCGCTTCGCCCTCCCCCGATGCTGCGACCGCCGGCGCGTCATTCGTCCCGCTCGTCGTATCCGTAGTCGACGTCGTACCCACGGAGGACGCCTCGCCGGCCGGCGGCGAATTCTCGATGGACGTGGGGTTTTCGCGTGACGCAGATGCAGCATCGCCAGTGGCCTCGGAAAGTATCAGGCCGATATCCGCATGCAGCGAGTCGGCCGGCGACTCCCCCAACGTCGCGACCGCCGGCGCGTCAGCGGATCCCGTTTTCACCGAAGCGCTTCCGGTAGTCGTCGAGGATGCGTTGTCCGACGTTACAGCCGCAGATGTCGAGGCTGCCAAGCCGGAATAGGCTTGGGTAGAAGCCGTCTCCGTTACATCGATGACAGGCTCCCCCACCGTGGCCGCGCCAGCCTCCTGCGCGCGCGTCTGCACTTCGGTCGCGTTGACGTTGTAGCCGGCCGCTGCCGGCTCGGTGCTGCTCGGTGCTGCATTGATGTCCGCCATCTGGTCGGACAGGCGATGCTCGTGTTCTTCGTCGTACATGGCGTGCTCCAGGTGATGAAGTGATTCGGGCCTGCGTTACGCGGTATCGTGCAGGCGCTGCTTGAGCGCATAGCCTTCGAGCGGCCAGATCTTGGTGACCGCGTTCTGGCGCGCGATCCTGCGGCCGATCTCGGCGTCGAAGTTCTCGGGCGACGCGCAGGCACTTTCGCCGGTTACGGTGAAGCCGTTGCGCAGCACGAGCACGCAGAAAGTAAGCAGCGAGAGGGCTTCGAATTGCGGACAAGCCTTCGTGGCATCGGCCGCCGTGAAGAAGTACTCGCCGGCAATCGTTGCCTCGATGTCCGCCGGCGTGACGCGCGGCGCTGTCTTGCCCTTTCGCTGAATCTCCCGCTCGATCGTTTCGTCGTCGGTGCCAGCCGGGGTACGCGTTGCCATATTCACGTGATGCTCCTGTCGAGGTTGGTGTGGTCGGTCGCGATGGTCGTTCAGATCCGCAGTTCGGCGATCAGCACGCCGGTATCGTTTGCGGTTTGCTCGAGCATCCCGATCAGCACCCGGAGTTCGGCAAGCGCACCCGGAACATCGGGCGTCGGCTGACCGGCTGCGGCGCAATTTCCTTGAGCACCACGGAAGCTCACCGGATCGAGTCGGCCGCCGAGATCGTGGACGAGCGATCGAAGACGCGCCGCCGCTTCGCGTGCTTCGCCAAGAAGACCACCAAGGGTTTCGGGAGCAGGCACGTTCGCCGATGCGTATGCTTTTTGGACGGCCGCGATCTGCCCGGCATATGGCGAACCGGCGCCAACGGCACCGAGCGAATGCTCGTCACGAAGAGATTGGCGGGCCTGCTGAATGCGTTTGAACGAATGCATGTTGATCTCCAGAGAATGCTGCCGCGACGTCACCTGCGCCGCACACGTTCGGGACTCACGTCCCATTCGAGATCGCCGCTCGCGAGGAATGCAGCCAGCGATCGCGTGTTCACCTTCACCTGCACCTCGGCGCGATATGTGCCGTCATCGTTGCGCGCCGCCAGCGCGACATCGCCGAGGTATCTCTCGGGCAGATCGACATCAGCCTCGACCGTGTCCGGGACTCGTTTTCCGCCTGCCGCACGCCGCACGCGGCGTACAACCGTTTCGAATTGCATGTATGCCTGTCCGGTCGCCGCGGCGTGGCGCCACGACAGCCGAACCCGAACGAGGAGCCGCATCTATCGCTGCATTCCCAGCGCCGCGACTTGGCGCCGATCTGCGAGCAGATCGACGACCTTTTCGACGGTGTCGTTCAGCACGGTCATTTCCGTTTTCTTCAGCACCGACCAGATGCGCTTCTGCCCGTGGATGCCGTTGTGCGCCCCGCGATGGCAGTCCGCGCATAGCGGAATCGACGTGAACCACTGGCCCTGCTCGATCTCGTGCGCCTCGCTCGGGCCGGTCTGCCCGCAGCAGCCGCAGTCCATCGACTTGACCAGGCCGATGTACGCGCGCTCGGCGACGGTCGGCGCTTTCTTGTTCTTCGTCTGCATCAGAACGTCTCCCGAACCCACTCACCTTTCACGCGGCGCACCGCGCTGAACCGGTAGTAGGGATAGAGTTCGGCCGCGACTTTGATCTTCACGCGAGCGTCGTCGGTCCAGCGGCCCTTCACCTCGTGGATCTCGCGCGTGCCATCGGGCAGCACGATCGCGAAGTCAGGGGTGTACCAGGTGCGGTCGGCAAGCCGCAGCTTCAGCGATTCGAATTTGAATTCGAGGATCTCGCCGACGTGCACGCGCGCGGCGAGCAGCTCGGCATATGCGGCCTCGGTCTTGTTCATGCGGCCGGCCGGAAGGCGCCCGAGAGCCTGCATGTGCTGCAGCGGCGTCGGTGCGGCAGCGGCCGGCGCGCCGCCGACAAGCCGCGCGGTAGCAGCATCGAGCGGTACGGGTCCGGGCGCCGCGAGCCGCGCCGCCGTATCCGCGACCATGCCGCGCACGCGCGCAGTGCCGAACACGCCGCCGGCAATCGCGCTCTCGGGATAGCGAAGTGCGTTCTTGGTCATGATGCGAAGTCGTCCACGGGCATCAGTGCATCGCCAAACGTCGCGCGTGCGAACTGGTAGAGGTCGACTGCGTTGAAGCGCTGCGCATCGGCCAGCACGAATTCCGCCGCCTTGCGGTCGTTCGACGAGCGCACGACAAGCACGCGGTACGACCGCCAATCCTCGTCCGGCTTGCGGTCACGCATGCCGACCACCTTCGCCTGAGCCTCGACGCCTTCCGGCGTTTCGAACCAGCGCGTATCGCCCCCCAATTGCGACGTCCCCGCGCCGCCCTTCAGTGGCGGCTCCCTGCGCACCCAGTTGCGCCACGTCGCCTCCCAGTCGGTCCTGCGCCCTTTCACACCCGGCTGAGCAATCCAGTGATCACGGAACGCAGCAGCGACCTTGCGCACGTGCTCTTCGGTCCATGTCGGATGCTCCTGCAGCGCCCAGAGGGCGAGCTTCTTCGTCAACACCCAGTCCGCCGGCAGCCGCGCACCCTGCGCGGATGCTTTCGGCCCCGAGTTATCCACAGCGGCCGGTTCCGGAGTGCGCACGGTTCCCTGTGGATTCTCTTTAAGGTTATTGGTGGTTCTGGGTGCCAAATTGGCGGGGGTTTCCGTCGTTTTTGGCGGGGGTGCACCGTCGTTTTTGGCGGGGGTCGGTGCCAAATTGGCGGGGGTGTCAATTTGGCGGGGGTGCCGTTCTCGCTGGGGTGCCAAATTGGCGGGGGTTGAGAGCGGGAACTTCGATTCGTGCACCTGGTATGTCGTGCTGCGGCCCTTGCGGAATGACCGCGTGATGATGCCGGCCTGCTCGAGGTCGTCCAGATGGCGCTGGACGGTCCGCTCGCCCATCGAGCACTTGCGGCGGATCGTCTCGACGGACGGCCAGCACACGCCTTCGTCGTTCGCGGTGTCGCACACGGCGACGAGCACGAACTTCGCACCAGTCGCCAGCGTCGTGCGCCACGCCTGGTTCATGAGGTGGATGCTCACGGCCGCCCCCCGTTCGGATAGATCATCTTCGGGTCGGTCGCCCACATGGGGTGCTGAGCTTTGCCGTCGCCGCGGTCGATCTTCGCCTTCAGCTGCTCGGCCGCAATACACAGGCGGTTGTATGCCTCGACGGAGCC